ATAGCCCGTCATTTCTGCGCTCACACGTCCCAACATTGAAAAACATGCAAAGCTTTGTAAGCCGATGCAAAGCTTTGTGTGTCTCACTTTTGTCCCAATACCAATCCGAATCCACCCTTTGTCATCATTGAGAAATGGCAAGGAAGAAAAGGATGTTACTGCACGATTTGACAAATCCGCCAGAGCTATCGCATACTGATCGCACTGAACAAATAAGCGGTCTCCGCACCCGATAGCTTTGCGGCTTTTTTATGCCTGCAATTTGGCATAGTTACATCCGTACAAAGGTCGGGTGGAGAGGCGTAATACAACACCCGCAAGGGGAATATGCCCAGAGCTTCTTATTTGGCTCAGTTGACACCCGACCGCCAGCTACTAACTGGCGGTTATAAACTAAACAAATAAGGAGGTCATCATGACCAGTCAACTCATCCCCGTATTCAACGGTTCTATCTCAAACCAAGCAGCCCTTCTATGCAATGCTCGCAATCTACACGCTTTCCTTGGGGTTGGTAAACGCTTTGCATCGTGGATAACAGAACGTATTGCTGAATATGGTTTCGTTGAAAATCAGGACTATATGATTGCTTCCCAAATTCGGGAAGCAAAAGGTAGAGGCGGTCACAACCGCAAGGAATACCACCTCACCCTCGACACAGCCAAAGAGCTTGCGATGGTTGAACGTAACGAAAAAGGCCGCCAGATACGCCGCTACTTCATCGAGTGCGAAAAGAAACTTCGCAACATTCAGCCAGTACAAACTGAGCAGCAATTCACAGCCGAAGAAATCATCCTCCTTTGCTACATGCAGCTCTGGATGGAAAAAGCCCAGGACCTCAGCAAACACCTGTATCCCATTATGAAAGAGCTGAACTCCTCATACACGAACAAGCTGTATGACATTGCGTTTGAGACCATCTACATGGTGACGAAGAACAGAGACGCGCTACTAAGGGAGGTAACACATCTCGACATGTCAAGTTCCGTTATCCAGCGGGCCATGCCAATGCTGAAAAGTCTGCGGGCAAGACAATTTGAATTCTGAAACCAAAGGAGCTTCGGCTCCTTTTTTCATGCCTGAAGGAAAGGAAAATGGCAGATATCATCGACAATGCCGCTGAAATCGAAGAATTGCAGCGCAATCTCTCCCTGCAAAAATACAAATCCGATAGTAATGCCCCATCTGCTACTCATTGTTGCGAGTGTGGCGATCCGATAGATGAGCGGCGACGCCTGGCTGTTCGTGGATGCCGAGCTTGCGCCAGTTGCCAGCAGGATATTGAACTTATCAACAAACAGAGAGGTGTGAAGTGAGCATAGACACCACTATAACGATCGATACGGCCCTCAACACAGGTCTGGCGCTTCTTGGTTATTTTTACATTATGTTCTGCGCCGGGCGGTGGCTATCGCTGTTGTTACTGAAAAAATGGAATAAATGCCGTAAGCAGGATCAACGCCAGAAGGCAATGAATGCGTTTTCCGAAGCCTTCGGGATTGACAGCATGGAGCCAGGAGGTCCAGCTCGCGTAATTAGCAGAGGTGACGTTGTAATTCTTGTATACCGGAGCGAAGAGAAAAATGAGCGAGATTAACTATCAGGTACTGCGTGAAAAGGCAGAAAAAGCAACGCGTGGTGAGTGGTCGCTCGAATATGGAGAGAACCGATTTGATGGTGATGATGCACTAATTCATCGCGAGGCTGCTGGATATATTCCCATTTGCAGAATTGAAGGAGCACATCCTGAAAGCGGTTTCGATGAAGATTTCCAAATGGAACAGCAGGCCAATGCTGAATTCATCGCCGCAGCCAATCCGGCTACCGTGCTGGCACTGCTGAATGAACGGGAAAGAAACCAGCAATACATCAAACGCCGCGACCAAGAGAACGAGGATATTGCGCTTACTGTTGGGAAGCTGAGAGTTGAGCTTGAGGAGACAAAATCAAAACTCAACGAGCAGCGTGAGTATTACGAAGGTGTTATCTCGGATGGGGGTAAGCGTATTGCTGAACTGGAGAAAAGCGAAGAGCAACTCATCAATGAGCGTGACCATGCTGAGTCCGCTTTAGATGATATGTACTTTGCAGCAACAGGTAACAGGCCGGAGTGGAGCAACTGGTTCGGCTTTTCAGATGCTGTCGATGCCGTGGTTGACAGAATTGCTGATTTAGAAGCTAAACAATGCATTGAAGAGATGAGTAAACAAAGTTGCGAAGCTCGGGAGCGTGATTTGTTTGAATCATGGGTAATGCATTCAATTTGTATTTCCAAATCGACGCTTGAAGGATTGCGCACCGAAACTGGATACCGTAACGCGACCTTATCAGGAACAGACTTCAACCGCATGTGGGAACAATGGAAATCTATCCGCGCCGCTGGCATTTCGCATCAAAGGAGAGTGAGATGGCGTTAACACACCGAGAACTCTGTCAGATTGCGTACAAGTTCCTTAAGCGCAACGGGTTCAAGGTTTGCTTTCATGACCGCTTTATAGCCGTAACCAGTACCGGAGAACAGCCAGATGCTATGGGATTCAGAAATTCAGCATCATGCCTGATAGAGGCGAAGTGTTCTCGTGCTGACTTGTTGGCAGATAGAAAAAAGCGTTTCCGTAAAAATCCGTCTCTTGGAATGGGCGACTGGCGATTCTTTATTAGTGAGCCGGGAATTATTTCAATTGAGGATTTACCACCTGGCTGGGGATTACTTCACGTTGTTAACGGAAGAGTACGGAAAGTACATGGGTGGCCCAAGGGTAATTGCTGTTGGGGTAATCCTGACGATAAGCCATTTACTGGGAATAAGCAGGTTGAATGCGATTACATGTTATCTGCATTAAGGCGCATGGAGTTGAGAGGGCACCTTAATGAAATATATGACGGTGTAATTGTTAATAAGAAAGAAGGAAACGCGGCATGATCACTATTACCAAAGAGCGACTACTGACAATCAAGCAGTGGCGCGAAACATACGGACCTGGTATCCGGTCGTACATCTTCTGCTGGTCTGCATACGGCATCACCTCACCCGAAATTTTCCCCAGGAAGGGCACCTGCTGTTCCGGTATATCAATACCATTCAGCGATTTCACCGCCGCATCCGTGGTTTTGGAAATGAAGCGCCCTGTCCCTCCGGAGATATAGTCAATCCAGAATTTCAGCGATTCCGGTGTGATATCCACCGCGCCGGGACGATACTGGCTGCCACCTGAGAACGCATTCAGCCAGAATGCAAACGCCTTGTACGCTTCTGGCGTTGAACGTCTTCCCAGCTGGCTGTCAGGTTTTGGTGTACCAAACGGCATGTTCTCCTGGTAAATCTGCGCCCCCATGAAGTTTTCGTTCATGGCAAGATTCGCAAACGGACGCAGAATTGTCGGTGCTGCATTTTTCAGCAATGCCCCGGACAGCGTTTCCGACGTCTCACTGCCAATCGGGCTGAATGCCCCCAGGATACCACCGACAACATTACCGGCAGCACGGGACGCCGTCAGGTCACCAGCAGCCACACCTTCAGAGGTATGCCCGAGCAGGAAGAAAACGTTGTACCCGTAAGGCAGAGGAATACTCCAGTACTCTCCGGCCCTGCCCCCGAACATCGATTTCATAATGACGAGGTTACGCTCTTTCACATGATACGGCACCTTGTCGTACCAGTTAACCCCGTCATCATCCTCACCCGCCACACTGCGGTTAAGCGAGCCAAGCAGATAACCCGCTCCCACAGCTGCAAGCGCGATTTTCTGCGGTACATTGAGATTCTTCCAGCGAAGGCGCTCCAGTAACGGCCCGTCGCCATTAAGATGTCCGAGCGTTCTCACCAGGTTTGCGGTCCCCTGAATGCTGGCGTTGGCAAACATATACAGCGAGTTCATCAGCGCTCCCTGCTCACCACGACGGTTAAAGTTCACCGTCATGTTTTTGGCAAGAGATGCCGCCTGCTGGCGTGACAAACCGGCATCACGGGCGTGTTTATAGGCAGAAAGACGCAGAGCGTTTTCAACCGCGCCGTTGGCATCCTCGACCAGGTTCAGGAACGAATGCCATGCACCGATACTCTGGCCTTTCCATCCGCCCTTCGCCAGCGACACAAGGCGATCCATTTCCTTCTGCTGGCCTTCAAGGTCACCCATGTTAAACCAGCCGGTTTTACCTCCGTCCTCAACAAACTCTTTCCACACTTTCTGCCACTGTGCGCCTTTGCCCGTGAGGGTTTTACCCCGCAGACTTGCGTATACGGCTGACATGGCGGAACGGCTGTCTTTCACCACAGCCAGCGCGGATAAGTTATCCAGCCCTTTCAGTTTGCCGTCGCTTCTTCCCTGCTCAGCCTTCAGGTTCATCACCGCAGTCTGCACGTCACGGATGAAGTTACTGACCAGAAATTCCGGGTTATACGACGTGTTCACCGTTGCCAGGAAGCGGTTAACTTTCCCCAGCGTACGGATTACGGCGTTACTGGTTTCCGGCCCCATGTTCTTCATCGCACGCATCAGGCGCGGATCATGAAGTTTAATGTAGTAAGTTTTGCCGTCCTTTTTGGTGGTGAAGTAGCGATCCGCCATCATTGCCATCGGCACAGGGCGCTCGACAACTTCGCGAATGGTTTCACCAGTTTCCTGGTCCTTGCGCTCTGCAATCACACGCATTGTATCCGGTCTGTCATCAGTGAATACCTGCCAGTAATCCTTGTCGGGATTATCCTGTACCAGTTTCAGGAAGGCGTTACCCACTTCATTTTTGCGATTGCGGATCAGCGATTCACTCAAATCCTGTATCGCCTGAGTGGAAGGAGACTGTGCGCGGGATGCACGCCCCATGGCCTGCTTACTTTCACGCCCGCCGATGGTGAATCCCTTGCCTGTACGTGGCTGTGACACCACACCGTCAACATCCTGCCCTTTCAGGGGGACGTAGTAACGGTAGGCTTTCTGCCAGGCATCCACCACGCCGCTCTCTTCCAGTCCTGCCTCACGGATAATCTCACGGCGACGGGCCAGCATATCGTCAATAATCCCTGCCAGACGGTCATACTGTGCCTGTTTGCCGCTGTTACGCACACGCTGCATGATTTCCGCCGCTTCCGCGTTGGTCATCCCCGAACCGCCGTCCGGCATTTTCGGGTTGATTTTCGCAATATGCGCGTTACGTTCCGGCGCGTGACGGGCGTAGAGGTACTCATCCAGATCGGCCTGCGCAATTTTGTAGTCCGCCAGCAATTTGGCCAGCGGCTGAACGTAGCGCTCCTTCATTACGTTCAGGTCGTTTTCCGCCTTCCCGTGGAAGAGTTCTTCAGCCATATAGGCGTTATTGCTGTCATCTATTTTTCCGCCAGTTTTACGGATATTCTCCTGCACCGCCTTCAGCACCTGGAATTTATCCTGCATCTGGCGAACAAAACGGGATGCAATTGTCTCTTCCGGCGTCAGACTGCTGGTGCGGGAGTAATACGGCCCCTTGCGAATATCTTCAGGATAGAGTATTTTATCAACAGAGCCGCGATAAGAATGTTCCCCTTTGGGCAATTGGAGCCCTCTGTGCAGAAGGTTATCGCGGCTTAATTTTTCTCTCCGGTACAACGTTAAACCGGTCATTTCCATACTCTTCAGTTTTTTCCCGTTTTCCGTACCGTAAACAGATGCCACCTTGTTGATTTCCAGGCGCGACCGGACAGCCTTCATGTGTACCGCTGACACCACCGGATCACCATTTTTATCCACGGCATCAAGCAGCATCACAACCGCGTTTCTTTCTGTCGCGGAACGGTAAATTGCATCCGGATCGTGCATCAGTTCCGGTAGTCTCTCGATAACATCCATCGGCACCACATGTTTCACACCATTGGTGGCCTTACGCACAGTGTCGCGGGAGATAACCAGCGGCAAATCTGGTGCGCCAAGGTGACGCAATACCGGCGGCGTACGCCCGATGTTTACCGTTAAATCCGTTGAGCGCAGAGACTTCATCATTCTGGCAAGGTCATCACGATAACGCTCGCCCTCACCTTCCGGCACTTTGAACGGATCAGGCTTACCGCTACGGGAGTACTGAGACGATGCGTCCGCGCCATCCTCACGCGGCGTGTAACCTTCCCGCACACGCTGGCCTAACGTGCGAATAGTTTCGCGAACAAGTCTGATATCGTTCAGTTCCGTCGGCTTCAGTAACCCCGTACGACGCAGTACCCCTTTGACCAGGGCAACAACACGCTCCCATGCCGCCACGAATTTAATCGGCTGCTTCTCTGCCATATGCGCCAGAAATTCACCCGCCTGCACTTCCGGTGATTCCTTACCATAAGACGCATCAACCTTACGCCAGACTTCACGGATGGTGGCGTTATCACTGTCACGGGTTTTCAGCACGGTCTTAATAATCGTCTGATATTCCGCTGGCGTGACTACATGCTCCATTGCATGGTGAATAATCTCGTGACGTAACTTCTCGTGAACGGTCCGCCCGTCAGGGATGTTATCCGCCACCAGGACAATTTCACGTTTATCCGGACGATAGAACGCGTGCACCTTGCCGTAACCGTCGAATGATTCACCCGCCAGTGCTTCAGCCTCTTTCTGTGACTTCACCACGCGGACCTTCAGGTCACTGTCCTTAATGCCACTAATCACGCCACGGGCAACAGCTTCAACCTGCGGGACCGGACTGCCTTTGGCTTCCGCACTGCGGTTAACATCCGAAATCAGATTGCCTTCAGGTGTGCGGGTCACGCCCTTACGGGAATAAAACGCAACTCCCTTGTCCGTCTCACGGGTTTTCAGTGTTCGGAACAAGTGATCGAATGCCTCACGAATACCGCCATCCAGTTCTGCATTCGTCGGATAAGCGTAGGTGTCCGGCTGTCCATGGTCATCCGCCTTACGGATATTGACCAGATAATCATTCTCCACGCCAGCCATACGCGCTTTATCCTGAACATAACGCTCAAAGGCTCGCGCCGCCATTTCAACATCCGTTGACCAGTACGGTTTTGAACGAACGCCATCCAGGCGTTCAGAACGACGCAACATGTCACTGCTGTTAATGGCTTTCATCACGCCTTTAAACGCGTCGTAAACCTCCTGACGTACCGGATATTCCGCATCAACATACCTGCCGTCTTTAAATACGCGCCCGGCACGCTGTGCTTCCGTCATATAGTCGCCACCTGACGTGATCTTCCCGTCAGTGGAAACATCATAACGACCAAAATAATTATCCAGTGAATGGAACCATTCGTGGGCCAGCGCCCCCGGTCCGTTACCTTTTGTCAGGTTGATTGCCACCTCACCCGGCTCATAGTGTGCCGCCGCCTTACCCTTACCACGGGCACCAAAAGCAAGCCCAAGACGACCGTTCAGAGAAAGCGCTTTTGTCGGCACGTTCAGCACGTCAGCCAGGTCATGCAGCGAGTCATAAGCCCGGTTCAAATCAGCCTGACGACGCGGACTTTCCACATAATTACCAAACTGCACACCACGAAAACCAAACGCATCACTGAACTGCTCCGGCGAAACATCCCCCTTGCGGCGTTCTGGTCCGGTACGATCGCGGTTGGTGGCGTTACGCTGCTCCTCACGCGAGACTTCACGCAGCGCCTTCACCTGATTAACCAGCTCATCACGATGTGTGCGCACATAATCATGTGCATCACGGGCAGACTCAAAACCGCCCTTCAGTTTCTGCCTGTTTTTGCCATAACCGATAAAAATGTCGCCACTGGCCTTATGCCGGTACACGTCAAAGGTTATTCTGTCATCAGCAGAGGTTGCTGGCGTTTCCCTTTCTCTGGAGCCTTGTTCATCGAAATATGCTTTCGCCTTTTTCAGTAACTCATCCCGGCTTTCCGAGAAAAAGAGGTCGCGCCCCTTGCTATCACGAAGCGAATACATCATTTGCGGCGGATCGTAACGTTTTCCCCCGACAAACGAATAAACACCGGACCTGACACGATAGCCGGATGCTTTATCAATCTGCAATGCAGAAAGCGTACGGAGCAGTTTCCAGGTATCCGACATGCTCCGTAACCCCGGCTTTCCGGCTGCATCCCTGCCGCGATGTATTTTTTCTCCAGCCCGGCGGTCAGCACTTTTCGCAGAGTGACATCACCCAGCTTTTTAGTCACACCGCCTGCAACCATATCCGGTACAAGCGCACCAATCAGGTTAACCCCTTTCGCTACCCAGACCGCTGAATCATCATATCCTTCAGTCATCGGTGTATTCAGCGCCCGCTGCGCCCCCGGCGACATCTTGCCAGTCAGCCATTCATCCGAGGCTTTAGCGCCGCCACTGACTGCCTTGCCTGTGACCTTCAGACCTTTACCGACAGTATCAGTAACCGCATTTTTTCCATCAGGCAGAGTGTCGATGACCTCATCCGCCCCCTTGCTGCCACCGACAAAAATATCCTGAACAGTTGCGACTCCCGGCAGCCCCATACGGCTGAACTCATTTAAAATACGTGCCCCTGTTTTTACCGGGCTCTGAATCATCGCATCACCGAGTCCACGGGCCATTTCCCCTGTCCCCCGGACGGACTGGGCGACACCTTTCCCCATAGTTGGCAATACATCGCCCAGGCTGAACGACGTGCTGTTGTCCTTCCAGCGATTGGGATCGGAGAAAAACACATCATAGCTGTCAGTCTCTCCCGGCTGCTGAATGTTCAGGCTGTTGCGGCTCTGGTTGCCAAATTGCGCTTCAGGGCGCTGTTCATCGGAATAAGCCATACAGACTCCATAAAAAAACCCGGCACAATGACCGGGTATCAGGAAATAGTATTAACGGGAATGGTGAATTACTGCGCGTAATTCTGTTTCAGACCACGGATAAACTCAGATGCAGAGGCCGCGCTATCATCCCTGGCCTGTTCCCCCCTGGCCTTTTGAATACGGAGAAAATTCGCATACCCGTGTTCCAGCAATTTCTGATTCTGAGGCTCCAGCATTTCTGGCTGACGGGAGGCCACTTCTCTGGCAAATGCCTGCTTATCCGGATCATCACCCGCCCAACTGGTAATCCCTTGTTGAATTTTTTGCTGCTGAATTTGCTGCTGATACTGCGGCAGTCCCATCGAAGCATAATATTGCGTCACTGCTCCCTGCGCATCACCGCCGTCCTGTGCAACCTTTATCGCTACCTGGCTGGCTCCTTTCTGAAGTTGATCCGCAGAAAGTCCCTGCTGCTTCGGCGTGAAATAGCCGAAATTTTTCGAAATTTCCGCGAATTTACTGCGATCCCTGACAAGCTCAACAGCCTTATCAACAGGCACCGCCAGCACGGTTTGATCATCAGGATGTGCACTGCCGTATTCCGTAACGGGTTTATGTGCTGTAGAGCCATCACTGTATGTGAGATCAAGGCCGATAAGTATGTACCCTTCCTGCTGTGCCGGTACTATACTGCCAATCCTGGCCTCTTTTATCGTCTTTTTCCCGGTTGAATCGGGCATGCCAATACGCTGTTGCAGTTCCGGGCCAAACACCCCGGAAAGGACATCAAGATTCTCCGGCGTATTAAGTGAAGCGATAGCCCTGTCTGGCTTGTCATCAAAGATTTTTTGCAGGTTGTTCACGGCCTGACCCGCTTTCGCTACATAGCCATCATTCGCCATCAGCCTCAGCGGATTACCCTCTGACAACTGGCCGTAAAGACGCATTGCTGCATCCCGATCGCCAGCATCCACAGCCTTTCCAAGCGCCGCCATCACAGGCTGATCGCGCGCCAGCATATCGTTATACTCAAGCCGTCGCTGGTTGTATTTCTGCATCCGGAGTCGCTGCTGCTCCATACCCAGCGACGCATTCCGGTAATTCTGGTTGGCGTTAAACTCCCTTTGCGGGAATTTCTCACAACACGCTGCATATACCGGAGAATTTTGTCGTCCATTCTCTCACCAGAAACGGGTGCCATATCGGCTGAACCTCAGCAACCAGTTGACGGGGACTTTCGTCCCCGTCGCGGTTTTCCTACTGCTTACACTGTAAGAACGCCGCAAACTCCGCTCCCCACAAATTCAGCCGGAACTCACACAACGAGCCGTGTAACATCCAGATGGTGAAGATTACCGTCATACAAATTGTGACGGTGATGAGCGATTTTTGCGACATAGCGCTTGCCTCCTGAGTGGAGAGGCGCTAACCTTCTACTTGCTTAAGGTATGATGGTTAGGGCCTCGGGTTAAACAAAATGTTTGACTCGGGGCCTTTCCACATCAGGCCTTCAGGTTCACCTTCCAGCCATCAGCCGAAAGGCACCCGCGCATAATCTACGATTTTTGCCCTGCACGGGCAACAAAAAACCCGCCATCACAGCGGGTTATGACATGTTGTCGGGTATTACTCAGAATTTCAGGCCAATGCCTGCAAATAAACCATCAGTTTTCCAGTCGCCAGAGCCTGAGCTTTCATAAGTGACGTCCATAGTAACACTTTCATTGAAGTTAAATTGCGCGCCGACAGACCATGCAATAGACGTTTTTTTGGTGCTGTTACTTTCAGAAAAACTACCTACACCACCATTAAGATTGTCGTTAACTTTCAAATCATAAGTTACTTTTGCAACCGTAACACCTGCCATTGAATACACACTGAGGTATTCATTAAACCGCCACGAAGGACCGGATAGTAGACTCCAGTAATTAGCCCTGATATCAGTTCTCGCTGAAGCTGCCGGTTTTTTTACCTCTCGTGATGGATCGGAAGGCTTAACATCAATGAATGCCTGTGCATTAGTCATGGATCGAGCCCATGCAAAAGAGGTTATAACACCGATCTCATCCGTAATCTCATAACGATACTTAATGTTCATTCCCAAGGGACTTTTCTCTTTACCATCATGGCCCCGGACAAACGCATCGTCATATTCTCCAGGTGAATTGAAATAGTTTTTATTCACAAAATTGTTAAAGGTATCAAGGTTATGAAGACTTAAATCCTTAACAAAATTATTCAGCCCGGATAGCTGAAGGTGAGCGAATCCAAGGGATACGGTACTATCACCAGATGCAGCATGTGCCTGTGCAGTTAATCCACCTAAGCCCAGAGTTGCGCACACAAGAAATTTTGTGATACTTTTCATTTTAAGAATCTTCCTATATTAAAAACATTGTTCTCTCTGTCCTTTCCACATTTTTGATTATTTACCATCCTGCCTGGAAATAAAAATAAAAATTTTTCTTAAAATGATTGATAAATTTTATTGTGCTAATCATACATTGAAGTATTAATAACAAGAACTTTGTCTACATAAGGCTTTCGAATATCCCATGTTGCACCACCTGAATAATGCTCACAGGAATATATTTTATTTCCTGTAGCGCCAGTGGATGTGGTATAAATCGGTCGGTCATAAGGAGTTCTTTTCCAGTTATAATACCCGACCAGTGCAGGCATAATTGCGCATGGATATCCAAGGTCCTTTTCAAATTTGATATCAACAGGTATTAACTTCGCGTCAAGCAGCATCATTTCGCCATGGTAAATCATCTCACCCAACGGATTATACATGGCGATACCATACTCAGAAGGTTGAGTAACCATATTCGCAAAAGCATAAACAGTCGTAACACCAGGATTCGTTCCCCTGACAATTTGATGAAGCCTTAAGGCATGATATCCATCAATCTGTTCATGCGTGTACATGACATCGGCCTTCTTCTCTGTTCTGATAAAGAAAAAACAACTTTTTCCTGACGGAATTGACGTTTTAAAAAAAGCCTTCTCAGTCGCCGGAATAGTTCCCTTATTGATAAGACACTGAGGCGTAAACCCCGGGCTTATCCACAAGCTGCCATCTGGTTTCGTAATGCTTAAACCATACATACAACTCACCCCCAGAATGTATAAATATATGACCCCATCCCCTGCTCAAGATTTGACCACATCACCGTATTGCCATTAATGGTTATCTTCGGTACTTTCCGGTCCTTAAATACATTATTCCACGGAAATAATGAACAGACTGCCTGCAATGTTTTCCCTTCTGGTTTATTCGTATACGTTTTTGATCCCGACTCCGCCGTAAACCTGTCCAGGAAAAATATGGGAGTAAGCACGCCCGTAACATTAACATTATTTCTGTTGTATATTGCAAAACCATATTCTGCCAATGTCAGCCTCCGGCTCAGCTTAACCTGCCTATGCGAACAGCCAGGCGTCCGTTCTGGTCATAAACTTCAATTTTATCATTGCGGATCACCAGCCCCACATTCTGATTAGAGTAACGAATTGTCAGTTGCCCTTGTGACGTAACACTGAAAAGGCCTCCAATATTCAGGTTACCCTGAGAATCAACCTGAAAGTTTCCGTTTTGAATAACGGCACTCCGAATAACTGGCGAAGTGATACTTACCCCGGCTTTTACCTCATCCGCCACAACCTTCCGCGACACCAGTGTTTCAATCACCGCGTCATAAATCATCGCTTTCGGGATCACTACCTTGCCACCTGATACCGCAAACGGATAGGCTGTGTTATCCGGATTATTCGGGTCAAAGACAAACAACTGCGACGCAGAAATTGCAACCTGACTTACAGGCCTGCCTTCACTGTCTTTTCCGGCGACAATCCCGATCCCCGCAGTGATGCCATCAACTCCCGCTTTTTTTGACCACATCGCAAGGAAGGCCTCACCGCCTTCTTTATCCAGTTTAGTGATGCGCTTGTCGACCTCATTAAGCGATTCACTGGTTGACGAATCCAGTGTGGTTATGCGGGTTTCAATACCACCAATCGTTCTTGTCGTTTCCTCCCTGAGAGCCCCCACAACTTCGGTTGTCTTAATTGCCGCATCCTTTACAGCCTGCCCCTGCGCGTTTTTTATTTCCTTGCGAAGCTCTTCTATGACGGGAGACTTCGCCGCCTCTTCTTTTATCTGGTCAATCACCGCCTGAACTGATATCTGTGTCTGTGCTGCCACGCCTGCCACTGCGTGCCACGGCCCCTTCACTCCCGCTGCATTGACAAAGCGTATCCAGTAAAATCCCGACCAGCCCGGGTCAACCGGATCACCATAAACCTGCCCCGGTGTCGTGGCAACCAGCACAGCATCTGAAAGGTCGTCCTTCGTTCCCCGCCAGATTTCTGTCAGTGAATGCCCCCGATAATTGGCCACATCCCATTCCAGAAGAACTGAACCAAATCCTCCGGTCGCCTTAAAATTCAGTGGTTTTGTGGGAAAATCAACAGCCATTAAGGTGCTGTCAATGTCAACTCCTGGATTCAGTGCATATGAGGTACCCGCACCACCCTGTGTACGACGTCGGGCAAGTTTAAGGCCAACCAGCTCTTCACGGGTCACAAAAGCATGACGACCGTCGCCACGCTGCCCGGTGCCAATTTCCATATTTTCCACAACAGCGGATAAATCCTTCCCCGCCCGCCACGGTTTTTTGCTCATATCGGTAACTCCGACATCGATGTACTCAGGGTTATTCGTTCCACCTGCCCAAATCCGGATACCATCACCTGCCAGTTTTGCCCGGTTGCTGCCGGAAGTCTCACCACACTTCCCTTAAACGTACCCGGCGCAAAATGAATAACAGGAACATCATCAGCCATAACGGTGATCCCCACCCGCTCAGGTGCTGGAGATTTCACCCTGATACAGGAAAAAGAGGTTCTTTCAGGCAATGAAAAAATTTTTGAATGCCACCTTATCGTGGACGGCAGAGAGCCCCCAGCAAGCACTGACATTTTGTCTCCTGTCACCACGCGCATCATATCTTTTGCGAGATCAACCCATGCGCAGTCAAACGGTGTACTGAGATAGCGGATATCCATGTTCACCGGGCTGAAGACAAACACATCCTGCTTACCATCAGGTTTCGTGTAACAGGCAATGTACTCACCACGCCATGAGTAAGCCACAATGGACGACGGATTAAACTGACTCTGCCACTGTTCTGGTGAAATGATTTTTTCCGTTACCACGGCTGTACTGCCGCCTGCATCAACCGATACCAGGCCATTTGTTCCTGCATACAGCACGAATCCCTCCATCGCCACCATACTTCTTCGGCTCAGGCATGCCTGCATGGAAGGGATTTTGGAACCAGAAATTGTGGACGGTGATACCCCACTGAACAAATAAGGCTCCCCCTTTGTCGCCACCACCAGTGACGTTCCCAGCGGACAGATAGCTACAATATCTTCTGCCGTCGTGTGACGATTCACTTCCGGCCATGCATACGGCAGATACGCTTCCGAAAACATCACTTCATTACCGGCAAACCCGGCGGCAATACCGTTAGCCATCAGGCAAAGGCCTGTCATATTCTCTGGCGGCGGCAGGTAATCCCATGTTGCCAGGGAAGGCCCAAGGTTTTTCGCCGGTATTTTGTCCGTGTAACTGAGCACGGATGCATCCAGTTCAGCCACAAGTAAAAAATCCGCCTCCCCTCCACCTGATGCAGAGCGATAAATCCGGCGACGTTTAATACTGGCATTCTGCAATGGCACCGGAGCCAGCGTCAGTTGTACCGCAGTTCCCGGAGTACGGAGTGTTACCTCCAGAGACGCCGGACCTGGCGGACCTTCTTCACCATAATCTGAGACAAAGGTTTCCGTATAAAACCGGGTTTCATCATCATTCGGGTTATCGTCAGAAACATCACCGCCCTGCTGAACAGTACAGACAGGAGCTGTCGTCGGCGCGGGGATCCCAAGACGATACGATGATGTCGGGTGATTCCCGTCCCCTTTTGTGGCAATGGTCGCATCCGTCACTTTAGGAAAACGCCCGTCAGTGTAGTAAATACGCCCGTGGGGGTCCTGAGCGATCGGACTGCGGATCACATCCACCACATCCGGCCATGCAAACCAAAAATCGTCATGGTAATGAAAAATTGTTTTTGGCTTAATTGTGAATGTTTTCTCAACCTCTGACATCTCGTGTTCAGGCGTGATCACGCCATAGCGAAAATGACAGTTTTCTGCCAGTACAGCAGAATTATCAGGAAGCATAGATGCAATAACGCCTGGCATCATCCCGCGCATAGTGGTTATATCGATATAAGGCATGGTTATCTGGTATCCGAAAATTTGAATGGCAGACGAGGTGGAATAATTAATCCCGGCACAATTTCACGACGTCAACCCGTACAGGAGTCGCTCTTACCGCCCGTCCACATGCAGGGAATTCGCAATGTTCGGCGAAAATGGCATCGTAAATGAAGCATGTAATCGCGCACGGGAAAAATATGGATTTCCAAAAATCTGAATATTCTCCGCCGTGCAAAAATGCGAACAACATCACTTCACTAATCAGCCTGATATGGCATACTTAGCACGCCAACTATGATAACAAACTAATACCCTAAAACTCATTACATCGGGACTGGCCGTGGTCCCGTTTTTTTTATTCAGCCAGCAGGCCATCCGACAACATAACTGCGGATCGCCTTCAGGTCTGTCAGCGCCTCAACCTCGGCTTTCATCTGCAACTGCCGTGTATTAATCTCCACTCCCTTCGCAAACATCGCTAGCTCTGTCGCTTCACTCAGTGCCATCAATGATGCTGCCGTCATTGGCACATCATTATTATCAGCATCCGTCCGGAAAAATTTCTCTGGCAACTTAAAACAATATCCTATATATCCGGCGTCTCCGGTATGTAGAACGTGAAGTTTTTAAAATTATTCATTTACCATTTAACTAATTTTTAGATCCTGGGGTACTCCCGTCTTTTTCATTGCCTCCACGAAAGCGGAACTAACAGAACCTGACCAGTAATACTGGAACCCACTAACAACGCCCTGATAAATCATGGTTTGTGTAGCACCACCTACGTTTACGGTGATGTTACCTGCTTTACCACCGGCTAAATAAACAGCAGCTGTCGGTGTAGAGTTCGTCAAAAAGTGAGAAAGTGTAACGACAGCCCCTACCAGCCTCCCTGATCCGCAGCTTGCGGCGTTTGTAATTGTACCTTTACTTTTTCTTCTAAAGGCCAGTCAGCGCCAACTGCGCCCCAGTTATCAACCTTGTCAGAGGATTTCCATTTATAGTACTCAGTTGCAATTTTACAGCCCATAGTTCGCCCAACCATTTGGCTCATCATAAAAGGTTTACTCAGTCCCAGTTTGGTTCCGGCGGCTCCCATCCACTGCTCACCTGTTTCGCTCTTAGCCGAAGAGCCTACCCATCCCGATGTTACCCCCATCTCATCTCCCCCTTCTGAATGCGTGGGGTGAGTGTCACCCCACAATTTAAATTCAGTAGAAACCAGAAACTACAACAGCTGTCGTTTACTTCTCCCGGAGTTCTTTAATCTCATGACGAAGTGTTTTAAAGCCCTCGACTAACAATGCAATTATGCCGTTGTAGTTAAGACGCAGACGTTTTTCACCAGATATAACGTCTGCGTCTTCAGTTACCAGTTCAGGCAATGCTTTTTGTGCATCCTGAGCAATTAAACCAACCGACGTTTGCCAACCGTCGGCAGAGTACTGTATCTCGTAAAGATAACCAGTAAGTGCCTCCAGACGATCTAACGCATTATCCAGTTTTACCAGATTTCGCTTGTTGCGTTTATCCGAACGGATCTGAACATCGTTAAATGAGCCGTTTCCGGTCACCGTCAAATTGCCATTAATACCACCATTAAAAGTTTGTGCCTGAGTCCATGTATTGGCAGTAGTAAGCAGTTCTGTTCCTTGCCCGGGGGCTCCAGTGTCTCCCTTCGGTCCCTGTGGCCCCGCCGGACCTGCTGGTCCAGCCACTCCCGGATCACCTTTATCGCCTTTCGACCCCGGCGCACCTGCCGGACCTGCTGGTCCAGCCACCCCCGGATCGCCTTTGTCACCTTTTGGCCCCTGTGCGCCTGCCGGGCCTGCTGGTCCAGCCACCCCCGGATCGCCTTTGTCACCTTTTGGCCCCTGTGCGCCTGCCGGGCCTGCGGCTCCCGTATCCCCTTTCGGTCCCTGTGGGCCTGCCGGACCCGTATCGCCCTTGTCTCCCTTCGGGCCGGGAACGCCACCACCTGCAGCAACCTCTTCTGCCTTCTGTCTCGCCGCCTTGGCCTCATCCATTGCCGCCTTCACAGCCTTCGACGTGGCAGCCTTTGTTTCGTCATTACTGGCAGTATCACTACTTAGCTGCACAATTCCCTTCTGTGCCGTCGTCGCGTCCACCACATTTGCTGCGCTGCCCGCCGGACCAGGCTCCCCGCGGGGGCCCTGAGGCCCAGCTTCGCCTCGTTCACCTTTCGGACCTGCCGGACCTGTCGCACCGGCATCTCCTTTCGGTCCCTGCGGCCCCGCCGGGCCTCTCTCTCCTGCAGGTCCGCGTAGCCCCTGCTCTCCCTGAGGCCCTCGTTCTCCCGGCTCACCTTTTTCACCTGCGGGACCGGCTGGTCCGGTGTCACCTTTAGGTCCCGCATCACCTTTCGGCCCGGGTGGTCCCCCCGGGTCTCCGGGGGCTCCTTTTTCACCTCTGGCCCCGGTTTCACCTCGTGGACCAGCAGGCCCCTGAATCCCCCGCTCTCCTTGCGGCCCCACCGGTCCTGTTTCACCGCGTGGTCCTTGTGCGCCTTGTGGACCTGTTTCTCCACGAGGGCCTGCATCACCTTTCGGTCCGGTATCACCTTTAGGGCCTCTGGCATTCTCTGCCATACGCCTGGCCTCTTCAGCACTAACCGTAGCAGCCTCAGCACGTTTAAGAACGTCTCCGGCGGCCTCATGAGCCACTCTGGCGGTTTCAGCATGTTGTCTGGCATCATTCGCGTCTGCTGCCGCGGCCTTTTCAGACTCGCATGCCCGGGTCGCCGCTTCTGCAGCTTCACTGGCTTTTTGTCCGGCTTCAGCCGCCCTGCTGGTTGCCGTCTTTGCACTGTCAGATGCACTCTTCGCACTGGCTGCTGCACTGTCTTTTGACTGTGTGGCCTGAGTGTTTTTTGTCGCCGTGTCTTCATTCAGGCGACGAATAGTGGCAAGGTCATCAGCCACATTATTCTGTATCTGCCGGAAATCTGTCAGCAGTTCTCCGGGTATGCTCACCTCAACAAGACTGCGGCGTAACAGCATATTGAGCGTCACCGTACTTTCGGTCCCCTCAATACGCACACGTCCGTAGACAGCAGTCTTCCCTTTCACCGTCACCGAAACCGCATACTCCCCCGGATCCATCGTCATTCCGTAATATCCACCTTCACGGGTCACTGCCGACGCACTGGTGCCGCTGAGCGCATCCGGTGAAACTGTCAGCGCCGTCAGGGTAATATTTGCTCCTGATATCGCCTCACCATCAGGAGATTTCAGCGTCCCCGAAACAACAACACTCACACTCAACCTCCGTTAAACACTTTTTTACGGGCAGACAATGCACTGTCTGCCCCCTGTTTGATCCCAAGTTGCTCAACAAAACTCTGATAATGCTGCGCAGCCAGCCCCGATTCTGCGCCACCGGCAGCATCCTTACTGAAAGCGCGAAACAACATCCAGTCCACCAGTGGGTTAACATAAGCATCTTCCAGTGGAACTGGCGTATCATCGTCCTGCGTCAGAACATACACTGCCTCCGGTATGCCGGTAATGATTTCTGCCGTATGCGCCTGGTTGAGCGCATCCACATAACGCTGTCCCTGTGCCGCGGCGACATCCCGTTGTGCGCCAGCATTATCCCGTTGCGCAGCTGCCTGTGCCCTGGCAGCTTCTGCTTCCAGTTTAGCCACCCGGCCTGCCATTTCGCGCATCTGCAGTTCCTGTTGTTGCTGCTCCTGGGCCTGTTGCTGCTGAGCGGCCTGCTGCTCTTCCGGGGTCATCTCATCCGGTGATTTTGGTGTCCCCAGCGCCGCACGAATACGTTCGACAAATTCCTGTTTCTGCGGCACATCCAGAAGGTTAACCCACAGGTCGAGCACGACGGCCTGCACCTGAGGTGGCAGCCCCTGAATATCCACGGTGTCTGACGGCGTGGGTGTTACGCTGAGAAAAAGCATTTGAAGGTGGCAAAAGTCTGGAACCACGAGTCCGTTTCGTTTCTGCCAAATTTGCGCATTTTTCATCACAACCATCATCGCCTGAAGGCTCGTCATGACTGGAGTTGCCGTCAGATTTCTGCGCACTTTTTTGATCATCAATTTGCGCATTTTTCTGCGCACTTTTCTCTGTATTTCTGGGGGAGTGTTTGCGCAGTTTAATGTACCGCCGAGCCGTGTCATAACTGATATTGTTCTGACGGCACCAGTCCTGAAGCTTTATGCCGGTTTTGACATGTTCGCGTCGAAATGCCTGCTCCAGCTTTTTCCAGTCCAGCTTTGCCATGTCACCTTCTGACGTTCTCTGTTAAAAACTGATGCACAATGACTGCTGTAAATTTTCAGATTTCACACAGCAGAGCCATGTCTGATTAATGTTTAACCTTATTTAGGTTATATCCGCTTCATTCCACTACAGCACCAGATAGGCTGCCTCGCGGATAAATGCCAAAGTCTCCTGATATAGAAACCCGTCGCCACATCGAGCGCTGATCAACATTTGTATATTCACTGCGACAGAAAGAATTTATTTTATTGAATAGTTAGAAATACAGAATTGCATGCTTTATAAGCATTGACGCACACTTCATTTTTAGCAATATATTCTGTTCTCATAGACGATCAGCCCTGCATGCACTGCCGGACACCGTCGGCAATTTTACAGACCTAAGAGGCAATACCAAAAAGCTAACGCGCTTTATCAAGACTTGAACAACCAACCAATAAAAAAAGCACCAGTACCGCTACCAATGCCCATTTCGTCGTTGTTCACAGCATTCTGTGTACCCACTGTATTTCGCGTCATATCACCACGTCAGACAATCCTTAAGGATTACATAAGATTTACGCATAATAATGCCCATTTTCAACACAGACAAGGGAATTTATATGTTAAATCAAACGCTAACAAAATCTCTTCTTATATTTTTACTTGTCATAATCGTTTCTGTATCCATCATATACATTGTAAGAACTCCAGTCAGACTTGATGTGAACGATGTCACTGAGATTAACCAGAAACATCCCATTATTTTTCTCATCCGGCATGGGGAAAGATGCGATCGCTCCCAAAGAATATGTCTTTCAGCACATGAGGGAATCACAGTAAACGGAGCTAACAAAGCTCAACAATATGGAGATAAATTCAGAAGAATGTTTCCATACTACAGTCTCTATTCTACAGACACACTCCGAACAATGCAGACAGCCACTTTTTTTTCGGGAGGTAAGACAGCAACTATTCCGGACATATCGACATGTGATGATAACGCAGTAAATAATATCCTTAAAATATCAAAATCAGATCATGTTACTGTGATTTTCACACATAATCACTGTCTGTCCAGAATTGCAAAAAAAATGAATGGATGGAGATTTAAACCTGATTATATGGGCACACTGGTTCTGCATCGGGAAAATCACAATCTGATTCTCGACGGACATTTAAAACCAAACGAGCTTACCCAGTGATCCATTTGTTGATAATGCACTGGCATTGATTCAGGTTATATCTCTCCTCATAAAAAAGGCCAGCGATTGAGCTGGCTCTGTTAATCGAGGCATTGCATCCTGATGTACTCCTGCAGGTAGTTAACCTGCGCGGTTATCTTGTCGATTCCACTTCGGAGACGGTAATAATTGAGTTCAGCATCTGCTGTAAGTCCTGAGCTTTCTCCATCGCCCATGCCGCTGGCTCCGGTCGTTGACTTTGCACAGGTGGCGGCGACTTGCAGGCGCTTACGCCCAGCAGAAACATCAGCACGGAGACTTTCAATAGTCGCGTTAGCATCAGCAAGCTCCCTGGTGTATCTGGCATCGAGTGCAGCAACATCACGCTGGCGCTGCTGTATGTCAGCAATGGTGGCGTTCGCCTGGCTGAGTTTTGTCTTCGCATCATCTCGCTGCTCTTTGTAGGTGATGGCGTTATCACGGTAATGGTCTGTTGCCAGCCACAGCGATCCACAACCAAGCAGCAGGACAATAAGCACGCCATACAGCACACGATTCATATCACCACCAACGGATTGCCCAGACCAGAACAGCAATTGCCACAATACGAATGGCAAAAGCTGCCGCTCTTGTTAAATCCAGACTTGCTGGCGTCTCCACCTCAATGCCTTTCATAATGGACAACCTCAGAAAGAATCTTTTATACTTCCTCACAGGGAAAGAACCTCCCTACCCATAATTTCTCCCTTGCCTTATTCAAGGTCAGAAACACAAAACCCCGCTTGCTGCCAACAAACGGGGTTTTTACTTTTACTCACTTAAATTTTGCCAGTTCGCAGGATTTCGTGTTATCCGTTCGCGTTGGTCAACGGCATTTTTCAGCAGAATATTCTGCTTATCTGTCGATACTCCAGCACGCCAGCGCGCTCTCCTGGTCACGCCGCGATACCTGCCCGTAACAGTTATTTGAGCGCTTCCGACAGTCCCTGCCGCCGTCATATATCCATCGGCGGATTTCAGCACATGCACCTTTCCGGTCTCCTGCGTTCAGTTTCCGGTAAAACGTTGAGGTGAAGCATTTCGAAGGCCCGATGTTGTACGGACAGAATGACGCGATGCCCGCTTTCTGCGGTTCGGTCAGTGGCACTCTGATGTTTTTCTCCACCCATGCCAGCGCCTTATCACGCTCAATGGCGTTAACCCGGTCGCATTTTTCCTTCGACAACTTCATGCCCGGAACGACAGGTTTGCCATCCACCAGGATGGCACCGCGGCAGATAGTCCAGATACCCGCACCATCACGGTATGCCGTGGTGTGGTTACCTTCTTTTTCGTCAAGAAACTGGTCGAGGATTTCAGGCGCAGAAGCGCCCGCAGCAATCAGCGCCAGAACGACCGCTGATAAACCATAGCGGAATTTCCTGCTCATCAGCTTACTCTCCCCGCGCCGCCTTACGCCGGTCCTCTTTGATTTTGAAATACAGGTTAGTCAGGTACGTCAGCAGCCCAAACAGCAGACTCCCCAGCACGCCTATTGCCGCCCACTGAGACGGGGAAACCCTGTCCAGCAACTGCAGGAACCAGTAGCCCGTTCCCACCGCTGACGTGGTGTATGACACACCTGTTGTGATTTTTTCCATCTGGTACATACCCCGTCTCCCGCAATCCGGAAGCTCACAACAATATAAAGACCACCGGCACACACCGATGGTCCCTTGCGCATGCTTACATCATCATGTCGCTGTCAGGTGTAGGTTCACCGCCATCTGAAGCACTCCCGTCACCCGCGATACCTTCCGGCTCAGGAACCGCTGGTACGCCCAGCAGCTCATCCAGAATGGCATCCACTTCTGCATCAAGACGCGACTCAAGGTTCTGGCGAAGTTTCTGTTTCAGTGCGCTCCGGACTTCTTCAGAGCGCAGGACTTCCTTCACTGCCTCTGCAGTGACCAGGGATGTGATTTCTGACATGGGATTTTCTCGCTGAAAGGGGTTGTTAAGGAGTAACGGGCTCTTCGGGTTTGCTTCCGGCTGACTGACTGGCGCTGATTTTCTCAGCGGCCCTTTTATCAATCTGCCTGCACCAGAAATCGCGCACAGCCCTGTACCCACCCGAAAGAAGATACAGCACACAGACCGCCGTACAGAAGTACAGCATCACCTGATGAATAAATGTCATAATTTCTTACCGTTATGGTTGACAATGAGAATTGTTTTCATTTAAAAACCAATGTACGAAAGCATCTTTTCTTTACATTCTCCATTGGGATTACCTCCGCCAGCTTCCATTCCTGCCGCTGGCGGCTTTTTTTAGCAATTATGCGGCTGCTCCAGCTTTGTTTGCTTTAACTTCCACCGTATCAATAAGTACAGGGTAGGTTTCTGCACTACCTGTAATATCCGTAATGACAAACCTGTTGAGTCCATTAGCAGTATTGGCCCATTTCACCAGGTCAAACGCCTGTCCATCCACACCATCGAGCACCGGAGTAACATTAATGCTGTTACTGCCCTTAAATTTAAATGCAAGCGTATGCCAGTCATGGTCGAATGCGCCAAACGTGCCAAGTTCTTTTTGTTGATTAACTGTATGATGGTATGCAACATTAATACTGGCTTTATCTGTCTGGACAAAGAAAGAACTCAGATGGCCTTCACCACCCTCACCCGGCCATTCCGCTATTCGCCAGTACAAACCAAAGGCATACTTGTTTCTGGTTGTCTCAAGATTGACGTTTTCGGGGATTTTAAACCGGACAGCAATTTCCCCGCCTTTTTCCAGTAAAAGTTTTGCCTTGTCTGCAGCAATATCACAGTACATTGACCAGGATTTCGCGCTGTTATTTTTCTCAATTCGCAGAGCTTTATTGCCGCTGTCATCAACCAGTGTGCGCCTGCCATACACACCGTCCCAGCCATAGGGTTTCAGCTGATTGTCTGTAGCTTTTTTGGCATCGTAAAAAATTACAGACTCTGAGGTGGTAACCGGTCTGTCTGGAACAACCACCCCGGCAGTACCATTAACAAACGCAGAAGACTTACCCGCGCAGCTCAGAATCGCAGTTGCCAGACGGTCGGAAATAATCCCACGGCGAGCCCATGAACTGAAATGGCTCGCCCTGTCCTGTGACGTCCAGGTGGCTGAGCTGTCACGCCATTTCGAACCGTAATAACCGATACCCGGAATGTCCGGGTCTTCTTCCGGTTTGTTCGTCGGCACATTCACCCCGTTCTCATCGGTCATGAACGGTACGAAATGGATATTCTTTTCCGTTTATTTTTATAGCTGCCGTACACCGTCTGGTACGTGGATTCGTTCTTCTGCTTCCAGAAATACGTCGTGTCCCCGCATATCCAGGGAACACCGCCAGCAGAGCCACCGACGCACTGGCCTGCCATATCCGCCAGGTCTGCACGGAATTTATCAACCAGCGCACCAAACTGTGCGGCATGATTTGCCGGCGTACCGCCAAAATCAAATTCCCCCTGCATCCACACCACGGCAAACAGCACATTTTTCGGGTTCTTCTCCAGTGCCGCTTTTGTTCGACCGATAAGGTCCTTATACAGCGGCTTGTCCACACCCCAGCGGGTTGAATTCTCCGAGGCGCCACTCGCGTCACTGTATGTGCCATCAGCTCCGGTGGTGAACGCTGAACCACCACGACAGCACGGAACCAGCAGAATGCCCGCATTCGCCGGTATAAACGGCAGTCAGTTTTTTGGCGATATGCAGCCCCTGCCCCACGGTTCCGTACTGCCCCTTTGACAGGTCCGCTTTCGGATGGTTAAGACGGCTCATGTCCTGCACATCATGCAGACAATGGTCCGCCGGAATGATGTCGTTATATTTGCATGCTGCACCGCCCGGTGTCACCGTACTGCGACGCGCTAACTGTTTAATACGTGGATCAGGGCTGTCGAATGTATCCGGTAATGGCAGTCCCTCACCGTATGACATACCATTGGACTGACCAGCAAGCGCGATCACATAGTAATATTCTGGCGCAACAGAAGGCGCTGAGGTCGTCGGACGGTTGCCTGGCTCCTCTGGTGATGAGATGCTCCCCTCACTCACAACTGGCTGGATGAACTCCGCACCATAACCAGCTGTCGAAATCAGCGCACTACCATAAGGCTGCCACCCTTCCTTCAGTTTTTGAGTTATTCGTTTCGCAAGGTCTGACGGCGACGCCGCCCTGACAACATCATAGTGTTTAAATGCCATGAATCCTCCCGGCCGGGATAATATTGTGAGTAAAATAAGGAGCGGGCTGAAGTCCGGAAGTTACAGGACAATGGCAGAAGGGAGACTACAGCCCGCAATTCGAAAAAGGTCGCGCAGTTGCGCAGAGTGATTACTATGGGGTATTATTCGCCAGCTGAAATATTACTTCACGTTTCATTGTTCATTCCTTGCCGCCCGCGTCTCCCAGCGCGGGCTTTTTTGTCCATAAGAAAGCCCCTCCGGAGAGGGGCTGGAGAGTGGCGCTATGTGCCACTAAACCCGCGTCATTCTCGTTTTGATAATCAGAGATTATACCGTCACCAGTCGCCCCTCCGCTCAGGGGGATTCACCATGCAGTTTTTTCTAACAAATTCTCATCCGGGCAGACAACATTCAACTGACTTAATTGTGAGGTATGTAACATTCCCGTTGAACGGATACAAAAAAAGCCAGCCACCAGGGGAGGCTGGCAAACTCGTAGAGCAAAATGCTGTTACGCAAACTTCGTTACAGGGTTATCCTGCAATACTTAAAATATACAATATTTAGAAAACTAATAGTGCTATATGAGATTTTTAAGATTTTGTTATTAATTGCGGTCGTACCTTCCTTTCTGTGTACTTTCCGTATAGCTCACAGGATTCTGGGTACAAAAAAACCCGCGCATCGGCGGGTTCGGCTGCGTGGCAATGTAACCACTCTTATCATGATATGCAGATTTTTACGATCGTAAACTATTTTTTCGCTGATAAAATACAGAGCTTCTCCCTCCCGGCAATTCACGCTCAACATACCGATCCATCTCAAGCCTCACTCCCAGCATCATCAGCATGCCTTCAACAATCCCCTCCGCTTTGTGAAGGCGTTTACCTATACAGGTGTCAGAGCACCCATGTTTCCGTGCCAGCGCCATGAACGTCTCCCCCAACACGTAGTAATCAACCAGCAAGTCATGCAGATCGCGATTGTTCCGGTAAAGGCGGGCTATGCACCCGCATATCACCATCGCATCATCGTCACAGCACTGTGGACGTGATTTTACTTTTTCGGGGATCAGTCCCTTAAATCCGGCAGCAATGGGCGACCATGTAACATCCTCATAGTTATTTACCGCCCATGCCCCCCAGCGCTCAAGAACCTGCCGGATATCACGCATCAGTATCTTTACCCCATCCGCGATGAACCATAAGGACGCCATTGACGACGGCGTGCTTTTTCGCATCTTTATCATCAATGTATTTTCTGACTGTAGCACGATTGCAGTTCAGTATTCTGGCGACTTCTGTCTGATTTCCCCTGGTGCAGATCAGTAATTCAGGTATCGTTTGAATTTTAGCATTCATCAAATGTTCTCCAGTTCGGTGATTTTTATCCCCACTCTACCGCCAGGCACTTTCACGCCGCGAATTACGCGAATGTCATCGAATTGCTCGTCGTCGTCCGCAAATCCGGCGTGGATAAGAGAGTCGAGTAAACCTTTCAGGATGTTATCGAGGTCGCGACGGCGGGAATCTGGTGGTTCAGCAATAATTGTGATGCGAAGTCGTGATTTAGTGAAAATGTCTAATCTGAGTTGCCGGATGATTTGCTGTACGTCTTTTCGGTATTTCTGGCCTTTATCGCTGATGTAGTACTGGCTTCCCCGTCTTCGCCAGTAGGTATTCACCGTCGGCGGCCAGGGAAGCACAAACTCATATTCATTCATGACTTAATCTTCCCCTCCTTCAGCAATATCGCCTGCGTCCTGATCACGCCTTCCAGGTGGTAAAGTCTGGCGTCGTTGTTGTCGAGAATTCGGGTGCGTCGGTCGATCTCCGCGTGGCAGTCACTACAAGCCCATGCACCGATCAGGTCGTCAGGCTTCATTCCCGTTCCGCAAATTCCAGCCATCCGGTAATGTGCCAGAACTGTCGTTTCAGGATTGCCATTGCATACGCCGTAAATCCGTACCTGGCATTCTCTGCCGCGCGCTTCTTTGCGTAGGTTTGCCATCATCTTATTCCTCGTACATTGAACTATCCGGAGTGACTATTAAATCTTGCACGACGTCTGAGCCACCGGACATCCCACAGGTGAGACGTATAATTGAAGGTTTTTACATCAGATTCGTTGGGGATTGGCCTGGGTTTATTTCGGGAGCGTTTCGTTGGAAGGTAATTGCAGTTTTCACAGACTATATCGGTAATGCTTCGTCGCTGTCGTCTCATTCATACCTCCTGTCGGTAAATCTGACACCCTGCTCCACAGCCCAGGAAGTTGTGTACTCAATCAGGCTTGCCATACGCTTCACGCTCATCTGCGCACTGCTTTCGCGGATATTGACGTATTCACCTTCAAGACCTGGCAAAACATCAGCTTCCTGTTTTGTAGCCACGGCATGACCGCTGATTAACAAAACTTTCCACTGTTCTGGTTTTAGCCATCTGCCGCACCACTGAACCTGTCGGGAGATATCAGCGACCATCGCGTGAAATTTGGCATTTTGATCGAGATTCCGCTTGTAATCGGTGATGCGGATCGTAACGGGTTTGTCTTTATCGAGAGTTGTTGCAAGGATGGCGTTAATGGCGAATTGTTGCTGCTGCTTACTTCGGAGGAAGATAGTCTGGTTCATTATTCCCTCTCACTGGATTTTCCCAACAAAAAAGGAGCCGAAGCTCCTTTAGTTTCAGAATTCAAATTGTCTTGCCCGCAGGCTTTTCAGCATTGGCATGGCCCGCTGGATAATGGAACTTGACATGTCGAGACGTGTTACCTCCCTTAGTAGCGCGTCTCTGTTCTTCGTCACCATGTAGATGGTCTCAAACGCAATGTCATACAGCTTGTTCGTGTATGAGGAGTTCAGCTCTTTCATAATGGGATACAGGTGTTTGCTTAGGTCCTGGGCTTTTTCCATCCAGAGCTGCATGTAGCAAAGGAGGATGATTTCTTCGGCTGTGAATTGTGGCTGAATCTGCGGCTGCTGTTCGGTTGGTGCTGTTTTTCCCTGGCTGAAATAGCAGTCTTCCAGTTTTTCGAATACCTCCCACGCCTGATCAGTTTCGAGCATTTTTGCGTGACGGGCTGCGCCGCGTTCTGTCCATAGGATGAGGGAGCGAACGTTACGGGCAATTTTCACAGAGTAGTTAAAAGCTACTCTGTGCTTGAACTCACGTAAAGTTTCACCTTCAAGTTTGAAGAAGTGTTTTTCCTCAATGAAACGACCTTTGTTTTCGTGGTGATTCTGGCGAATACGAATAGCTTCTGTGCCGTAAAGGTGCGCCAAAAGTTCGGTAGTGATAACGGGGATCTGCTTGTAAGTAATCGTGGAGAGTGTTTCAACAGAAACTTGAGTTGTCATAATGACGCCCTCGAGTGGTTTCTAAACTATCACCACCGTCAGGTTCCTAATCATCGGGTGGCGAGACGTACAGGGTTAGGAACTACCGGGAAACCAACCGGCGAGCTTTTCAGCTCCCCTATACGCCCCACCATAATTCAGATGTGCGTGTGCATACGACAATAAAAAACACGCTCGCGGCGTGTCTCTGTCGCGGTTTCTATCCGGGGTTCCTAATCCCGACGCCAGATTTTGCTGGCGTGCGATGAATATAATCCCGGATACGCGACGTTGTCAAACTGATGGCATTGCAGATCCCTACGCAATGTAACACTATGTGTTATACATTAATAACGGAACAAAAAATGCGCATTTTTAAAAACGCCTGGTTTGAGCGATTTGCACGCAAAAACAAAATATCCGACCAGTCACTGCGCGAAATTGTTAAACAGGCTGATAACGGGCTTATCTCAGCAAACCTGGGTAACGGCGTTATCAAGCAACGTCTGCCACGAGTCGGTGGCGGCAAATCTGGCGGTTATCGCACAATCATTTTCTATCGCGTCGGCACAAGGGCCTTTTTCGTATATGCATACGCAAAAAATGAACGTGAAAATATAACCGCTACTGAGGCATTTCGGAAGGGGCTCCTCACGTACTCAATCTAACAGATGAACAACTGGCACAACTGATTCTACAGGGTCAGTTTACGGAGGTACCCAATGAGTAAAAATTACCGCAGTGATGCGCTTGCATCCGTACATGAAATGATGGAATCGCTTCATGATATCGGCGCAGTAACGAAACAGACTATGCGAGAATTCGATGAAACTTGTCTCCAGCCAGCGCCGGTAATGTCTCCGGAAAGGATCCGTGCACTGCGCGAACGAGAGCATCTGTCTCAACCTGTTTTTGCCAGATACCTCAACGTCAGTAAAAACCTGATATCAGACTGGGAACGTGGTGTAAAACGGCCGGGAGGTGCCGCTCTTCGCCTTCTTTCAGTCGTAGAGAAAAACGGAATCCAGGTAATATCATGATACTCCAATACAACAAAACCCGCCGAAGCGGGTTTTCATTAGAAGCACCTTTAGTTTTGCTGTTCTATTTTAAGCTTGATAGTTTCATACAAAACAATAGTTGCGCCTGTTTTACATAATTCCCGGCTGTCATACGCACGAGACCAATAACACAACCAGTTCTCGAGATCTTCTCGAGTATAGGTTTTGCAGGCCAGTCCCTCTGCCATTTCCACGATTTCATCGCCTGGTGCTGTTAACTCATAGCCATTCAACAACAAGAAGACATAACCAGCCATCATAGCTGTTCGTTTGTTTGCATTAGCAAATGGATGATTCTGAATCAGACTTTCAATCAATACTGATGCCAGTACAAACATGTCATTAGTCTGTTCATACCATCGAACCATGCTGGGACGAGACTGAGAAGAACTTAAATTATCAACACTCAGCACACTAACAGGTTCATCTGGTGTTTGAAGCTCAATTAAAAGGCGATTAATTTCGGTAAGATCATCAAACGAAAGGTAGTGCACTCCTTCAACAATCTCAGCCATAGAGCACAATACCCATCATTACACTTTTGAAAGTTCTTCCATTGCCTTCTCGTAACGAGAAAAACCGAAATCGAAAGCATTTTTCACCTGCTCACGATGAGTGCAATTTTCATCGATAGCCGGGCGCGGAGCTGCCACAACGCTTTTATCGCGAGGGGGAATAGTCAATCGCGGGTGTTTTTTTAGTGCGTAGCTCATTGGGTGTACCCTTACTTCTCCGTCCTGTTCTTTAACAAAAATCAAGTCAATACAAAATTAGTCAGGCTAATGTTGTTAGCATAGCCTAATACCGATCGTATTCACAACCACAGTACGTGAAAAAACCCGCCGAAGCGGGTTAAGTGCGGGTGCGTTGAGGATGCCTGACACATCAGAGGTGGCGAGGGATTTCTCCCTCGCCTGGTCTCTTACTCCTCAGGTTCGTAAGCTGTGAAGACAGTGACCTCCGTCTGGCCGGTTCGGATTCGTACCTCGCAGAGGTCTTTCCTCGTTACCAGTGCCGTCACAATGACGGTAATACAGATGACGATCAGGGCGACTAACATCGCCTTTTGCTGCTTCATAGCCTGCTTCTCCTTGCCTTTCGGCGCGTAAGAGGCTAACCTACATGTGTCTAGCATGAAATTGGCCTCAGATTAATGTTAGGCGTCTTGCAGGACGCGTAATGTTAACTGGGGCTTTTCTCTGTCTGCCTTACGGTGGCATGCCCGAGGCAGACAGCCTCAAGCACCCGCAGCAATTCTACTTAACTCTCGCTTTACCGCAAACCGTTTTTACCCGATATGGGAATTCCCATATCGTAATGAATTCAGTTCCCTAGTCGATCCATCAAAAACACAACCAGGCAGTAAACGCCCACAACAGCAATAACAGCCAGCGCACCTTCCATTGCCAGTGATATATCATCCGACATATTCCCTCCTTTGGTGTTAATCCCGGCGAACGTTTTTACCCCCACCGACAAATAACATATACTAAAAAATCAATAGCTATAGCAACGCCTGTAATTGCAAAGGCTTCAAGCCAGATCATTGGCGCACCTCCAGCGGCGGTTCTGGTAGCGGCATCCAGTCGGTTACATTGCGGCTCTGTGTTTCGAAAAATTCATCACCATCACGGACTACATCAAAAAACTCACCGTCTCGATATTGCGCATAAAGAACGAATGCGCCATCACATAAAATAATTACGTGCTGACCGTCATCCGGCATTCGCTCACTACAGCTTATCCAACCATCCAGAGTTACCGGATGGTTGGTTGACGTTTCCGAGATTTCCCGAAAATTATTGGTTGACGAACCCTTCTTTTCCCGAAAGTTTCCAGCCTGAAGCATGGCGGCGCTGTCTGGCGGGGCAGCATATAGCGGCACGTATATTTCCGGTTCCTTATCAGCACCGGGTTGCTCTTCCAGTGAGAATGTCTTTCCGGTAAATCGATTCATATAAAGCACGGGCTCTGCTTCCAGCGAAGCCTGAGCAACAAGGGCCAGTGCTAAATCCAACTCAATTGCCTCGAGAGAATTTTTGAATGCTGTCTGTTTTACTGCAAATTTCATCGCCTTTACATTTTCACTAACATGACTGATTAACTGCTCTTTTGTAAAAGTGGTCATCTCATTCTCCTTTGATGCGAATGCCAGCGACAATTGAAGCCTGATAGCTAATTTACTCACAGTACCGCCTCCTGAAAATTCCCCTGATAGAAAGCCAGCACGCGCTGCATAACTTCACTATTCCGGCACTCGCGACAGATTATGTTCAGGCGTCTATCGTAGCGGCGAATTTCTCCGTCTGGTAACTTTCGAATCAATGTCTGGTCAGTTGTTTTCTCCGGTGTCTTACGCCATACGCGATACACCTGTTCTGATGCAAAAACACCGTATTTACCGGACATGTATAAATCGCCACAAGCCAGTACATCCACAAGGCAACGTCTGACTGAATGCCAGCCTGCTCCCGTCGCTCTCTCCAGTTGCGATATCGTCATGCGTTCATTTTTGCGTACCAATCCGATAATTCGTGCCTTCAGTTCTTCCCGCTGTTCGTGTGTAAAAGGTTTCGCCATAAGCGCCTCCGGCAATCACTTTTCCGACACAATACGACCGGATGAATCGACAATCTGTCGAACAATATCCCGGTGCTTGTTCAGCTCCCGCAGCGCGGCGCAGACTCGCTCCCACTTCTGGACCTGTTTTTTGGCGCGACGAAGTTCTCGACTGGCAGCATGCAGCGATGGAAGCATCACCGAACTGGCAGATTTTTCGGTGAATGATGGAACTTCTCGGATAAACTCATCTGTACTGGCCTTTGCCGTGCTCTCTGATGCCAACGGAAAACGATTCATTTCATCGCCTGCCGCGCTGTTTTCTGCGTCATGGTGTGATTGCTTATTCTGCGATGATAAGGCGCTCAAATCGCCGTTTTCGACATCAGGCATTTTGTAACGGAATTTTCCGTTGCTGATCTCGCGTACCAGGCGTCTCGTTGCTGTTACCACCGCCAACGTGGAAGCAACCTTACGAGTGCTGACACCGAACTTCCCCGCCAGTTCCTCACAGGTTTTAGCCCCCTCCTGAGAGATAAACTCAATCATCATGTCAGCGCTAACTTTTGGAGCGACCTCTTCGGTCAGCATATCCTGTGTTTCAGATTTTACTGGCCGCTCTTCGGTTACCCCGGCTTCACCTTCGACAGCCAGAAACCAGGTGTGACCCGTTTTATCAACAACGCCATTTTTTTTGAGCTCCCACAGTTCGTTGAGAACTTCTTCACGGCTGATATCAAGCCGCGCCGCCAGTTCAACAGAATTGGCTTTTCCCATCGCTTTCAGTGCATGCAATACGGTTTCCATCGAAAATTTACCTCGTCAAAAATTCTCACATACCCTGACGTCCAACGTTTGACCGCCAGCTCTCCCAGTTAAAATTCACCCAACGACCACCGTTCATGGTCATCCGGTCCATAATCCTCTCACCAAGAAGCGTGCTCATTGCGGCATGATTCAGGTTTGTCAGCATCCCAACACTGCGCAGTGATGCCGTCCGGCGGTCAACAATCTGGTGCAGTACCACCTGCTCGTTTTTCGTCTCACGCTGGATGCCAATTTCGTCAATAACCAGGAGGTCCACTTCGCACAGTTCACGCAAAAATTTTTCCCCTGACAGTCCGTCGTCATAGCTGGCATGTAACGCGCTCATCACATCCGCCACGGTGACCACTATCACGGATTTACCGGCCTTCAGCAGACGATTACCCACAGCCGCCGCCAGATGATTTTTTCCGGTTCCCGGATTCCCGCTGAACACGAAGTTTGTACACCCGGTCATCAATTCATCGGCAATGGATTTCGCCTGGCTCAGAGCATGGCGCTGACCGTCGTTCTGCACCCGGTAGTTCCCGAATGAGCACTTCCTGTGAAGGGGCTGGATGCCCGCACGGTTCAGGATTTTTTCAACCCGCGCCTGATGATTCAGGCGGTTAATTTCCTCGCTGCGCTTACGGCCCTCAGCCAGTTGCCATTCCCGCCATTCGTCGGTCGTCCGGAACGGTGCTGCCACGTGCGGTGGTGCCAGACGGCACACCCGTTCAAGAATCCCTCCAGTCGAAATGTTTTTCATGGCTGATTACCCCCTGAAACCCGGCGGAATTTCGGTGTCCGGTTCAGAAATGTGATTCACGCAACGCAGGCTGACTGCGCCAGCCTTCGGCAGCGACCACGGATTTTCGAAATTCCTGTTCGGGCCAAAAAACGTCGATGCCTGCTGAACAAATTCAGTTCCCGCTTTCCCGGTAGCCTCCAGGTATCTTGCGTAACGCCTCACGCCATCCAGCACGACATCCGGTGACACCCCTTCGCGTAATCTGGCCCTCCAGGCATTGAACGCGGATTTCTTCGGGTTTGACCCTGCCCGATGCGGATATTCACGCCAGACCCGTTCGAACACGTCAGGATAATCAACTCGTCCCGCAGACGGTCCCGGCATCGCCCGGGTTAACCCAATCGGCTTCCCGCTCATCGCGGAATCGGCTTCAGGCTGCTGCGGTTGGCGTTGTTGCTCCGGTTCGACGATCAGCACCTGCTGCACACAACGCCCGGAATCTGCTTCCGGTGTCGTGCCAGCTGGTCCTGGAGGTTCAGTCAGAACAGGACAAAAATCCCCCTGCGGGTCCGTGGCGATTTTTTCGCCATGGACCAGAAGGGTTTTATCCCTTTCCTGTTCTTGTTCCTGTTCCTGTTCTTGGCTTGAAAGGGGCTCTGAAGGGGCTTCAATTTTCCGACATGATTCACGTCTGACATCCAGGTGGAAATCATCCTTATATCTATCATAAAAGGATGATAAAAAAGGATTTTCCAGCAACGCGGAATATTCATTTCTTACCCCAGCACAACGGTTATCGCCAGGTTTCAGCGATTCACCAACCTGCCATGCTGCCATTTCATGCACCCATACAACCTCAGAATCATGGTCATAGCTGCAAAAACCAGCCTCGCAAGCCATTTGAAGCCCCTTAGAAGCCCCTTCAGGAGCAAGTCCGGTTTCGTGAGCAATGTACAAAACAGGCAGGTAATAAAGGCCCAGCATATTGGAATGAGGCGAGGTCATCATATACAACGCCACTACCATACATTCCGGACCAGACTTCCTTAGTTTTCGCCCTGTATCGCCTAACCAGAACTGAGGTGAAATTGTTGCGTAATTACGCATAGTCCCCTCGCATACAAGATTTACTCCATACCGCAGACGGTCCCGGTATCTCCCGGGTTAACCCAATCGGCTTCAGGCTGCTGCGGTTGGTGTGACTGCACATTGGTGTGACTGCACATCTTCACAGACGGTCCCGGTATCTCCGGGTTAACCCAATCGGCTTCAGGCTGCTGCGGTTGGTGTTGTTGCTGGCGAAATTCTTCCAGATGTGGCAGAATTATTCCCGTGTATTGCTCCATGCCCTGCCTGAATATCAGATATTCATCAGGATTTGCTCAGAACGTCCGGCCCCAACCGGACGTTTTTTATTTGCATGAACGTTAATGGCATGCTGGAAAGCCCGGCTGATCGGACTGATATCAGATGCCATCTGAAACGCGCATAAAATAGCCGCGATGTATCGCCAGTCGGTACGACTGACCTTCGATTCATGACAGCCAATCATCTTCGCCAGTCCCCTTTGCGTCAGAGCTGACAGGTTGATAAGTAAATCCGTTTCAGCGCGATCGATATCGCGCTGTGACAGTTTGCTGTAACTTGTTTGTTCCATTTCTTAAGATTTCCAATAGTGAATAGCTAGTTGAAAGGTATGCGTGGAAACGCATATGGCCTTAGTTGGTCAGATATCTTGGGGCTCGCTTTGTCAGCGACGTAGGACGAATGTCCATTGTGAAAATAGCGGTGTTACTTATGCAGCCAGAAGGTTCTTTTTGCTTATTTCAAGCATTTCGCTTGCTTGATATTTGCCACCAGAAATCTCTTCGATTTTTGATGCGTATTTCGTTTTCCCAAAAAACTCAGTCTTAGGGAGGAAGCCGTTTTTGAGCCACTTATAGACAGCCCTTTCGCTAACTCCACAAGCCTTCGCAACTTCAGGGATGCCGACACCTTTAATCGGCTCATCAAGATTTTGCATAGGGATATCCTTTTTCGTACTTTCAGTACGCATTATGATTGAACTGAAAGTTTTTGCAAGTGCTTTAGTATCGTACTCATGGTTCAGAATGAAAAAGTGCGCAAAGAATTCGCCCAGCGGCTAGCGCAAGCCTGTAAAGAAGCTGGTCTTGATGAACATGGTAGGGGAATGGCTATAGCCCGTGCCCTTTCTCTTTCGTCCAAAGGCGTTAGCAAATGGTTTAATGCTGAGTCTTTACCGCGTCAGGAAAAAATGAATGCGCTTGCGAAATTTCTAAACGTTGATGTTGTTTGGCTTCAGCACGGCACTTCGTTAAATGGAGCGAATGATGAAGATACTCTTTCATTTGTTGGCAAATTAAAAAAAGGGTTAGTGCGCGTGGTTGGTGAGGCAATTCTTGGTGTTGATGGTGCCATCGAGATGACCGAAGAGCGCGATGGGTGGCTCAAAATTTATAGCGATGATCCAGATGCCTTTGGCCTTCGTGTGAAAGGAGACAGCATGTGGCCCAGAATAAAATCAGGAGAATATGTACTCATTGAGCCTAACACCAAAGTATTCCCGGGTGATGAGGTGTTTGTCAGAACCGTTGAAGGACACAACATGATTAAGGTTCTTGGCTATGACAGAGATGGAGAATACCAATTTACAAGCATTAACCAGGATCACAGGCCTATAACGTTGCCTTATCATCAAGTAGCAAAGGTGGAGTATGTAGCTGGTATTCTGAAGCAATCTCGCCATCTGGATGACATCGAGGCAAGGGAGTGGCTGAAAAGTTCGTGACTTCATCGTCACATAGCTGGTAACCAGTGGCCAGAAGAAACGTTTGGGTGAGGAGGATAGATGGCGTTCACTGACCTTGAATATCAAGCGGTCAAAAAAGAAGTTCACCAATTCATTGAAAGCATAAGGCCGCCTGAACATATCCGCAATGAACTGGATATTGTTTATAGCATCAATGACCAAACGATAGATATCGGCGAACAGCGCCCCGTGTGGCAGGGCAACCCAGGTGAAACAAACATCCTGCCATCAGCAAGAATCAAGTACATACGTTCTCTGGATAGATGGAAAATCTATTGGATGCGGAAGGATATGAAATGGCATCAGTACAGTACTGAACTTTCGCTGACTGATGCGCTTGAGCTTGTGCGTGCTGACCCGGATTGCTGCTTCTTCGGATGAGTGAAGAGACGTTTGGATGATGGATGGTCGCAGAGATGCGGCCTGATTCTAAAATAGGATATAAAAAATGAGAATACTAGGTGTTAGAGCGGCGCCCAAAGTTACATCTTTTGTTGTATATTGCACTAATGAGTCTGCACTCAAATGTGTTGATGTTATTAAAATACCTTCGACCTTAGACACACCAGAAAAATTAAAGTATGTGAGAAATAACATCCTCGACATTCTTAATTTATATAATGTTGAATTAGCTGCCATACGCGTTACTGAATCAAACTCTGATAATCTTAGCATTGACCGCCTTTATATAGAAGCTGTTATTCAAGAAGCATTTTCAAGCAGTGATGTAAGAAAATATTACACTATTAGAAAATCTGGCATGAAATCATCATTGAACCTAACAGAGATCGAGTATAAAGAAATATTGAAGTCACACCGCAATATAAATGGAATCGATAATTCTGGTTTTACAACTGAAACAAATGAAGCTGTTTTGGCTGCTCTATCTGCGGAGGTAAGGGGATGCTAACTCCATACAAAAGAGCTGATGTAGAATTCGAATGGATTAGTGATCTAGAAGAACAGGGTTGTTTTTCAAAAGTATATCTGGCTCATGACAGACACCTAGCTCATGACTTGGTGATTAAAGAAATAGAAAAAAAAGAAACACTAACCACGACGACTACTTTAATGAAGCAAGGCTTCTCTATAAACATGCACATCCAAATATTGTGCAAGTTCAGTATGCTGCTCAATGTGAGAGCAATATCTATATAGCCATGCCATTTTATCATAATGGTTCGCTAAACCAATTAATGAAAAAAAATAATCTTACAAGCAGGGAGATAATACGGTATTCCATTCAATTTTTAAGTGGACTTTATCATATACACTCAAAAGGTCTTATGCATTTTGATATAAAACCTAATAACATTATGATATCAAACAGAAATGAGGCCATGCTATCTGACTTTGGATTATCTCAGTTAGTCAATGAGGAATCGAGAGCTGCGCCTGAGTTTGGATATCATTTTCATGTGCCACCGGAATATTTTTCTTTATCAACAAATGATTATAATTTCACATATGACATATATCAGGCAGGATTAACCATATATAGAATGTGTGTTGGACATGATAATTTTGAAAGAGAAAGATCTGCATTTAGCACGATTGAACAACTCAGAGAGTCGATAATTAATGGCTGCTATCCATTAAAAGAGTATCCTCCCCATATACATAAAAAATTAATAACAATAGTGAACAAATGCATTCATGTAGATCCAAATGAAAGATATCAATCCGTACTAGATGTACTAAACGATCTCTCAGCTATAAGTGATGGCGTTCTTGACTGGCGTCTACAGATGACGAAACCAACTAACGGCACATGCGAATGGCAAAAAAAGTCTGGGGACGCTATACTGTCTATAGTTTTTGACGCAGAAAATTCGTCTACTACTGGTTTTCGTTTATACGATGATGGGCGGAAAAGGCGTGCTACGAACTTAACAATATCCTCAGGATGTACCCCTACAAAACTGTATAGGTTATTAAAGGATAACTGATCATGAAAAAGCGCGAGGAAGTAAGCAAGCTGCCTCGCAGACGTGATGCAGCATTAGCGGTTCCCTACAAAAAAGATGAGTTCATAAGCCCTTCTGATGACAAAAAATTTTCAAAGGCGAAAAGTTTTACATCTACATCTCTAAAAGATAAATACTTTAAAATCTAGCCCGGCCTCAGCGCCGGGTTTTCTTTGCCTCACGATCCCCCACCTAAAAAAACATAACTCATTGTATTTATTGATGTAACTCGCTAAACCATGCAGTTCTGATCCCTGCCGCATAACCTTCATCAGCCACATTTTCAAAAATAAATTTCCTTATATATCAGAATCATACTTCGTAGAGTTAATAAATCACCAAAATTCGTACAAATAGTTCTTAATAATGTCGAACTATTGGTTCATTATTATCGTCATCAGCAGGACGCATTACTCACCAGGGCGGTGAATATACAACGATTCGAATATGAATCTACGGCGCTGACAAAGCGCAATAACCAAAGTGAACTTTGGGGTGTGGTGAAGGGTTCATGGACGGGAATATGTCGCACGTAAAGCGGCGAGGCCTGTGGGACTATTGCCGAATTGAAGTAGGCCGAAACAGGTCGAAATGGGTCTCCCACCTACCACACCACCAAAGTTCATCAGGAGGTCTATATGACACGCAGAACTCAGTTCAAAGGCAATTCACGTTCTCGTCGTCGTGAGCGTTTAAAGGCAAAGGCATTAGCTAACTGCGTACTGGCCCGCGAAGAAGCAATAAGTTCAGAAGTATTACACCGCCCTACTCTAAGCAGAGCGCAGATTCAGGCTAAAGGTACTCACGAAACGCCTGAGCGCATAGAAGACGCTAAGCCAATTAAGTTCATGGCACAGGACGTGATCTGGCAACAGAAAGAATACAGACGCAATCTGGAGCGAGCAGCCATTGTGTACGCGAATGAGTTTGGACATAAGCAACCAGAAACTGGTGTATGTCTTCCAAACGTAGCCATTTACGCGGCAGGCTACCGGAAATCAAAACAACTGACGGCGAGGTGATTGATGACCACGCCTTCAGTTTTGCCGCAAAAGTTATGGCGTCCGCTTGCAGAGATTAAAAACTTCGTTGAAAAAATGCCTGATGGAGTTCGCCTTACGGAAGTTACTAAAAAAGTTAAGACATTTGCCGAACTGTCAGGAAAGGAGAGAAACCAGCTCATAGATTTTATCGATAAACGGGAAAGCATCATTGTATTTAAGGTCAGAAAAGAAGGTTCTGGTAACGGAGTAACCTTTTTCCGCCACAAAAAATATGGATATCCCAAACGGGAAGGAAACGTCACAATCACTAAGGACCTTCAATCAAAATTATGTACCAGATGCGGGCAGACAAAATCAGTCAATGATTTTTATTCAGATGCCAGCAAGCGTGACGGGAGAGCCATTTATTGCAAGAAGTGCGAATCTGCAATGAAACGCTCACGCAGAGAATGCAACAAATTAATTCTGCAACAACAGGAACCTGAAATGAATAACCTCAAAGCAGTTTCACCTTCACCAGAAATACTCAGAAAACAGGCTGAAGAATTGCTGAAAGCCGCCGAAATTGCGGAGAAAAAACGCCAGGAAGATGATGCATTCAACAAAAAACTTGCGCCCTTAAAACTTGAAATCCTTCAGGCCGCCGGAAAAATGCAGCTTAAACTGGACGAATTCATCGACTGTATGGATGAAATGAATAAAGCAGTTCAGAAGCTTAAAGAGCTGACCGCCTGATATTAATAAATTGCAACTACCGGAGTTAACTATGAACGAAACAGAACTGAAGCACATTATCGCCCTGCTTCTGGAAGATGCCAGACAGGTTTATCGACTTAGCCCAAATTCCGCAACGCTGACACGCATCCAGATGGCAGAAAAAGCACTGAAACAGGATAATGAAAACAGCGCATCCGAAGTTGATGCTAATGGTGAAAATGAAGTAATAGAAATAAACAGCAATATCAGCGATAGTTGCGTCGCTTACAGCCACCAAATAATTCGTGTAAGTGCAAGAATAATGGAAGTGATGGCAAGTGAGCTTGAAAAGAACAACATCAAGCCCACTGATTGTTGTTTAAGAACCGTAATGAACGTTATTTATTACTCGATGTTCCGAAGTCGCTAACAGCGTCGAGTTTTTCATCAAAAAATGATTCAAATGCATCGTAAAATACGGCAATAGCACCGCCCTTATCTACCGCGGCAGGAACTGCCTTTTGAGGTATATCTTTCTCCCTGAATTGTGTGTTGTAGGTATCGACAGCCAGCCTCATCAGAAACATCACTTTTTCTTCTTGTGTCATAAATTCACTCTCCTTACGGGGTTTGTAGTTGAGGAGTTCTCCACGGGTGAGGTGGAGATCGTGCGCCGGACACGGGTGAGTTCCGGCACTCTCAGTTTACTGAACAGACATTACCCTGAAAGCCAGGGTACAACACGAAAGTGCACGGCGAAGACTCTTTCCCATTGAAGGCTTGTCGTTAGATTTCTTCGACCGTGCGCTTCCGGTTGTGAATAACAACATTGCTGTGTGTAGCCCTTGGCGGACATCGGTTTGCCGATTGCTGATGTCCGCCCTTTTTAAAGTGAATTTTGTGATGCGGTGAATGCGGCTATGCGCACGCGGAACAGTTAAACCGACAGGATGTCACGGAAAGTCATCGTCCCCTGACCCGGCGTTAGTTGTTAACTGGTTAACGTCACCTGGAGGCACCAGGCACCGCATCAACAAAGTTCATTTGTGAAAATGGAGATAATTATGATTGCTCATCACTTCGGAACTGATGAAATACCACGTCAGTGCGTGACGCCTGGCGATTATGTTCTTCATGAAGGTCGGACATATATCGCTTCAGCAAACAATATTGAAAAGAGAAAACTCTATATTCGTAACTTCACAACAAAAACATGCATTACCGACTGCATGATTAAAGTTTTCATCGGGCGCGATGGCTTACCCGTAAAAGCAGCGTCGTTGTGACGAGTAATAAAATACACCTTCCATATCTGTAACAGACAAGCCGAAATAAAACCGCATTAATTATCAATCACGGAAAAATCAAAATGAAAGAACTTGCGCAAAATGAAATATTTTCCGAAACCAGTCCTGATGCAATAAATGAACTCAAAGAAATTGCAGAACGCATCAGTAAAATATGCAAAGAATACAAAATCGACTTTGTATTTTCTTTTTCAGTGCTTACAGAAGTTGGAAATAACGAATATAAGGACAGTCGTTTTGTTTCATGTGGGTTAAATGGCAAAACACCAAGCCCATATATTCATGCTGCACGTGAAGTTGTCAGAAGCAACATTGGAGTACAACAAATCCATACACTGGCGCAGGATCTTGAGTTTGCAAGAGAAAATTCTGAGTGCGACTGCCCTGAATGCCAGCACGAAAAGGGAAAAACAACTCACAAAACAGCAAACCAGGCAACCTTCCACTGAAATAAAAATCCGGCAGCGCAGGCTACCGGATTTCTCCCTGCGTCACCGTATTCGGAGAAATCAGACAAAGGGCCGCTAATTCTAATCCAGCCAGAGGTTTAAATACAATGAGCGCTGATAAACAGACTTTTGCACTACACTGCGAAGCAAAAAACGATAAAGTCAGAAAACGCCTTGGCATCAAAGGCGGTTTTTTCTGGACCGAGGCCAGAAAACTTTCTGTCGCAGTTTCCCGCTGCATTGCAGCCATGGACGATGCAGGCTACGACGAGGATGATTTCAAAAAACCCGTTCGCGTAAATTTCCCCGTCGTGAATGACCTTCCACCGGAAGGCGTGTTTGATACTGAATTCTGCAACCGCTATGAAAAAGGCGGTAACGATGGCATCACCATGATGGCTATCCCCTTCGATGACAACATCAACGGTGAAGATGCCACAACTGCTGGCGATGACAACGATAACCTGGACGGAACTATTCCGGATGATGTGGAGAAAAGCGAATCCCCGGACAGCGACGATGACTGTTCTGAGTGTGAAATTCCCGTCGCCACTCTGAGCCTTACTCATCGCTTCCTTCACCTCTTCTTCTTCAGCAAGGATGAAGATGGAAAATACCGGCATCACGCCACACCAGAACAACGCAATAACGTGATCCGTATGGAGATGGACACAGAGGACAGTTACCTTCAGAGCCTGCTTACTGCTGTGCGCGCCGCACATCATGAACTGGATAAACTGACGAACTATCACCTTAGTCGCCTGGCTGAATCTGTAGGGAAAGCATTCCCCCACTCTGCAAATCATCGCATCAGCCCGGCTGAATTCGACAAGTTCATTTCCACCTGGATGAAAACTGACTACCTTGATCAGGGCCTGCTGACAAAAGAATGGCAGAACGGAAATTATGTTTCAGGCATTACCCGTACGCCTTCCGGTGCTAACGCTGGCGGCGGAAATCTTACCGATCGTGGTGAAGGATTCAAACATGATAAGACATCACTCGCACGAGATGTAGCCACCGGCGTTCTGGCCCGTTCAATGGATGTGGATATTTATAACCTGCACCCAGCACACGCAAAACGCGTTGAAGAAATCGTGTCAGAGAATAAGCCGCCCTTTTCTGTTTTTCGCGACAAATTTATCGCCATGCCCGGTGGGCTGGATTATTCCCGCGCCATTGTGGTGGCTTCCGTGAAAGAAGCACCAATCGGCATTGAGGCCATCCCGGCACGCGTGACTGAATATCTCAACAAAGTGTTGACCGAAACCGATCACGCTAACCCGGATCCGGAAATCGTGGAAATTGCCTGCGGTCGCTCATCAGCCCCGATGCCGCAGCGCGGAACAGCAGAAGGGAAACATGGCGATGAAGAAAAGCAACAAGCATCGGACACAATGGCTAATGAACAGGCAGCGCCTGAATCAGTGGAAGAAATTCCAGTTAAACATAATGAGGACACGCAATCACTGGAAAATGTCTCATCTGTAGAAACGAAATACCAGGAACTGAGGGAGGAACTCAATAAAGCCAGGGAAAACATCCCCCCAAAAAATCCAGTCGATGCCGACAAATTACTGGCTGCCTCGCGTGGAGAATTCGTTGAAGGCATCAGTAACCCTGCTGATCCGAAGTGGGTGAAGGGGATCCAGACTCGCGACACTGAGGACCTGAATCAGTCCAAAGTGGAACAAATTGAGCCAGAAGCGGAACAAAACAGCCCGGATACGCAACAAAACGGACCGGAAGAGCAACAGCCAGGGCCAGTAATGCAACAGGAAGTGGAAAAGGTTTGCACCGCATGCAGTCAGAGCGCTGGCGGGCATTGCCCTGACTGTGGTCCAGTAATGGGCGATAGCACTTACACAGAAACTTTTGGAGAAAATGACGCCGCTGATGGAGATGGACAAGCACAAATGAAGAATGAATACATTCAGGAAAATGCTGTTGATACAACTCAGGAACACGATTCGGTTGTCCACATAGCTCCACATAGTGATGCTTCTGACAATAATGATGATTCAGAGCAAGCAGATTTCGACTGGAAAAGGCAGCTCGTGCTTGCGGCCGTCTATGGTTTGTGCGCAAACCCTGCATGTATAGCCACAGCGCCAGCAATCCCTGATATCGCCATCATGATTGCCAACAGGCTTGAACATTTCGGAGGTGATAAATCATGAATGCCTGGCTTATCCCCGATCGCATTGAAGAGCTGTCATGGGCACGACACTACCGGAAAATTGCCCGTGAAGAAACTGAAGCAGAGTTGGCGGACGACCTGGAAAAAGGACTGCCCCAGCGCCTGTTTGAATCGCTCTGCATAGATAGCCTACAACGCTGTGGTGCCAGCAAACAGGCCATTACCCGAGCATTTGATGACGATGTCGATTTTCAGGAACGCATGGCAGAACACATCCGCTACATGGCTGAAACCATCGCCCGTCACCAAATTAATATTGATTCAGAGGTATAAAACGGATGAGTACAGCACTCGCAACGCTGGCAGGGAAGCTGGCTGAACGTGTCGGCATGGATTCTGTCGACCCACAGGAACTAATCACCACTCTTCGCCAGACGGCATTTAAAGGTGATGCCAGCGATGCGCAATTTATCGCATTGTTGATCGTCGCCAACCAGTACGGCCTTAATCCCTGGACGAAAGAAATTTACGCCTTCCCTGACAAGCAGAACGGCATCGTTCCGGTGGTTGGCGTTGATGGCTGGTCCCGCATTATCAATGAAAACCAGCAGTTTGATGGCATGGACTTTGAGCAGGACAATGAGTCCTGTACATGCCGGATTTACCGCAAAGATCGCAATCACCCGATCTGCGTTACCGAGTGGATGGATGAATGTCGCCGCGCACCATTCAAAACCCGCGAAGGCAGAGAAATCACCGGACCGTGGCAGTCGCATCCCAAACGGATGTTACGGCACAAAGCCATGATTCAGTGTGCTCGCCTGGCCTTCGGATTTGCTGGCATCTATGACAAGGATGAAGCCGAGCGTATTGTCGAAAATACTGCATATACTACAGAACGTCAGCCGGAACGCGACATCACCCCGGTTAACGAAGAAACCATGTCGGAAATTAACGCCCTTCTTACTTCCATGGAAAAAACGTGGGATGACGACCTGTTGCCGCTCTGTTCCCAGATTTTTCGCCGCAACATTTACACATCTTCAGAACTAACACAGGCTGAAGCTGTGAAGGTTCTTGGATTCCTGAAACAGAAAGTCACAGAGCAGAAGGTAGCAGCATGACACCGGACATTATCCTGCAACGTACAGGGATCGACGTGAGAGCTGTCGAACAGGGGGATGATGCGTGGCACAAATTACGGCTCGGCGTCATCACCGCTTCAGAAGTTCACAACGTGATAGCAAAACCCCGCTCAGGAAAGAAATGGCCTGACATGAAAATGTCCTACTTCCACACCCTGCTGGCTGAGGTTTGCACCGGTGTGGCTCCGGAAGTTAACGCTAAAGCGCTGGCCTGGGGAAAACAGTACGAGAACGACGCCAGAGCCCTCTTTGAGTTCACTTCCGGCGTGAATGTTACTGAATCCCCGATCATCTATCGCGACGAAAGTATGCGCACCGCCTGCTCTCCCGATGGTTTATGCAGTGACGGCAACGGCCTTGAACTGAAATGCCCGTTTACCTCCCGGGATTTCATGAGGTTCCGGCTCGGTGGTTTCGAGGCCATAAAATCGGCTTACATGGCCCAGGTGCAGTACAGCATGTGGGTGACACGAAAAGATGCCTGGTACTTTGCCAACTATGACTCGCGTATGAAGCGTGAAGGACTGCATTATGTCGTGGTCGAACGGGATGAAAAATACATGGCTGGTTTTGACGAAATGGTGCCAGAGTTCATCGAAAAAATGGACGAGGCACTGGCTGAAATTGGTTTTGTATTTGGGGAGCAATGGCGATAGCCAGTAGCAACGAGGTGCAAATGATATGACAATTAAGGAATACTACCGGTGTTCGTTCTGATCCAGCGCGGGCAGTCTTTCGTCGATGCCAACAACTATCCGGTTGAAGTCTGCAAAATCACTCTGACGCAGGTAATCTTCCGCAGGCTGGATGGGAGAACCAGAGCCGCTTCAATTAGCGCATTTAATGCAGAATTTGAGCGAATCGATCACAACGAACTACACATGATTAAAGCAGAAATTGAGAAGGAAAAGCATATTGCCAGCCTTCGAAAAATGCGCCGCATATCAATCAACTGA